ATTCCGCAGAGAGTGGCCTGATACCGGAGTGACCGTCGGGTTGAAAACATGCAGTGTCTTGCCGCTGGCCTCGCCACTGAATTCGTAAATAAGTGGACGAAGGTTAGGCGCCGAACCTGTAGTTACCTGAATTGAAAATGGCATCCATGCCGCGCCGACCGAGCTTAGTGGATATCCACCCCCACTGGATCCAGGGTCACCGAAGTCCTCGGCAGACCAGCGGAACGGAACGGTCGTTCCGTCTGCTGACTTAATCCATACGTTCAGGTTGTACTTTGTGTTAGGCGCTTCTCCCGCTGGTACTGGCGGTGCGGCCCAGTAGTTTGACGCACCTACGGGGAATGTAAAGCCAAATGCTGCGGTGCCTCCCAACGGGTCCGAGAGGCCTGTTGTGACCGCGCTGGGAGCCGCCCAAGCGGCACCGGTCAGGCTGCCACCTGTGAGTAGGTTGCCCCCAGAAATGGAGGAAGCTGCCGAGGTGGCGCCTGCATGGTGACGAAGCGAGTGTCCAGAACCAGTGATGTGCGACGCTGACGTAGTAGATCCCGCGTGGTGCTTATAGCCACGTCCTGCACCAGACGCTGAGGAGACGGCATTGATACCGCCGCTATGGTGCCGAAGGCTGTGTCCCGTACCGGTGAAGTGGCTGCTGGTGGTGATGCTGCCCGAGTGGTGAGCCGCCCGGTGACCAGCGCCCAAGATGTGGGTCGAGTCGCTGATAGCTCCGGCGGAGTGGTCGGCCTGGTGTCCTGCGCCAGTGATGTGGGTAGCGGCATTAGCAGATCCACCGTGGTGCGCGTACTTGCCACCAGCAGCACCAGGGACAGCAGCACCAGGAACCGCAATGCCGGGAGCAGAGCTTGTGTTGTAGGTTGCAGGGGTCCCCACGGGATGACCGTTGACAGCCGTGGAACCGGCTGCGGTTAGGGATCCACTCCCGTGGTGATAGCCGTGACCCGACCCAGAGATGGATGCGGTGGACGAGTAGTTAAAGCTTCCCCGCACCTGGAACGCTGCGTAGTCACCAACCTCGTAGTACGGCGAGGCGATGGATGGGTAGACCAGGAAGTCGACCTTGGACCCACGGGGCTGCGCGACAGCGGCAAGGGCGGAACCGTTAGCCCCGTATCCTTGGCCAACCTGCGTCGCTGACGCCTTATCCCAGGTGACGGTGGTTCCGGAGACCGTCGCCGACGTCATGTATACGCCATTAGTTACGGTGTAGATGTACCAGAATTTTCCAGGAACCGCAGGGTCAGCGAAGGCGTCCCACCCAGGTCCGTACTGGTTGGTAGTCGCCACGATGCTAAGTGTCTTGGCACCGTGAGATGTTGGCGTGTACGCGACAGCAGTGGCCGCATTCTGATTATTTCCCAGTAGGACCCAAGATCCGGACCCGACCCGTACCAGTCGCGTCTTTGGGGCGGATGCACCAGCAGAACCGGTCGGATATCCGGAGTCAGTGTAGATCGGCGTCACGGTGAGGAGACCAGAGCCGTCCACCGACCAACTGGCAGTGATCTGGTGTGCCGCGTTGGAGTAGCCCGAGGAGGCTAGACCCGACGTGGCGCCGAATCCATCTTGCGCGAGGCTGAAGGTATGCCCACCTTCGTACGTTCCCATGAGGGTCGTGACGGTCCCGTTTGCGACAGGAACGGCGGTTCCGGACAGAGCCTTACCGGCCTCAAAGCTGTACAGTTCGGGGTCTCGGTCGCTGTTGCCAACCCCGGCAAAAACGATATGGCCTGCACCATTGAGACCGCCACCTGTATTACACCACGCAGCGTCGTTGACATTCTCAACTCCGGAGACGTTTCCGACCGTCTGGATGCTTGATGCAGTCCAGGAGTTCACACCTCCCTTGGTGAAGCCCACCGCCTGCATGGTGGTGTGGGTGGCCGACGGGTACCCGACCACGTACAGGTTGTCTGCTGCGTCCACAGCGAGCGCAAACGACGCACCGTAATAGGAGTAGTCGCTGATCCGCCATGACGCCGCCGCGAAGGTGGCTATCGTGTGGACTGTGGACCGGTCACTGGTGTAGGCCAGAACTGCTTGGCTATTAGCAGGATCCTGGTACATGAAGACCAGGGTGCCGTCAGAGAGATGCTTAAGGGAGAAGGTCGTGGCGTAGGTTCGGAATACGTCGACAGCGCTAGACGCCAGTGTGTATTTGGTGGAGTCGGCCATCAGGTATCCATTCTGGCCGATCTAGCCAATGACGGGTGGGTCATTGTCAGGGACATGTCAGTCCCTCGTTATGCCCACCATGTCACGCGCACATACCCGGAGCCGCCAGCGCCACCGCGAGCATAAGGAACGGCGGCTGCGTATCCACCACCACCGCCCCCACCCGTGCCTGGTACAGCATCTGTGGCCATGATGCCACCGCCATCGGTCGCACTCCCTGCGATACCACCAGCAATGTTGCTACCACCGGCCCCTCCCCCAGCGCGCCCACCGATACCCTGACCGCCGTGCGGGGAATACGTGTTGGGCCAGCTCGCTTGACTGGCCGAGCCGGGATTGCCCGCCGTAGCAGCGCCAACAATTGCGGTACCGGTGCACCCCGCCGGGGCGCCCCCAGCGCCCCCACCTCCACCGGCAGCACCCCCTGCAGTACTCGTACCCTGGCCTCCGCAGGAGCCTCCATTGTTTGCGGGTCCGTTATAGGTTCCACCACTGCCCCCCGCAACGGTGAGATTGCCGAAGGATGTGGCGCCGCCATCACCCCCTTTGATCTGTCCTATACCGGGCGAAGGGGCGCCCGCGCCAACGGTGACTACGTAAGACCCTGGCGAAACTGGGATTGTGGACGCGAAATAGCCTCCTGCTCCTCCGCCTCCAGCGGCTGTGCTGGCGCTGTAGTTGTTGGTTCCGCCCGCTCCACCACCTCCCACCATGACGAGGTCGACGTTCAATACTCCGTCCGGGACAATGAAAATTCCATCCGAGTAAAATTCCTGGACGTATCTCTGCACCTTTGCAGCCGAGAGTGCTGCCAAGGCACCAGCGGTAATAGTCGGGGTTGCTGGAGTACCAAAGCCCCAGGCCAACGCGCTGGATCCTTCTTGACCTCGCAGGATTGTCCACGTGGTCCCGGAGACAGCAGTCACCCACACGTACTCGAAGGGGGCGGCGCTGCCAAGTGTCACGCGGTAGTGACCGGAGCCTGTAATGAGGTTCGGAAGGCTCGCGGCGGCGACGGTCACCGTCGCGGTGTCCCCGACGTTGCCTGCGGGGAGGCCCGTTCCCGTCAACGAGGTGCCAGCATTGTTAATAAACAGTTCCTGTTGCTGAGATGCCTTTTGCGCACTGAAGGTGGAGTCAGAAGCAAAGGCTCCTCCAGGGCTGGATGCGGCGCGGAAGGCCATGCTCCATGACCAGGTGTTCCCATCAGAAAGCGCACCAGGGGGGAGTGCAACAGCAACGGTTGCACCGTTCGCGAAGGGAGAGCGGACGCTCCAGGTAATAGTGCTCTGGAACTGCTGCAGGGACTCATTCCAGTACTGATATGTAGTGCCACCATCCTTGGAAGCACGGAGTGCAAAACTGCCGCCGAGTACCCCATCGGCAGCGCCATTGAAGGTGGCAGAGACGACGACACCCTTAAACTGTGTGTCAATCACGGCGCCCGATAGCGGCGTCAGCAAGCTTGGCGCTGGCGGAGTCTGCGATACCCCTTGAAGGGACAGGGTTATAGCGTTGTTAAGGTAAGAGTTACCGCCAGTACTTGTTCGTTGAGTGGTGACTCCCGCTGCCGCCGGAGTCTCTGTAAAGACCCCCAGGTACGACACTCCCGTCGCACCTGGAGGTACCACAGTGCCGGTAGGAGCGCTGAGCGTGTTCGAGTAAGCGTCGGCGACATAAAGCACCGGCTGGTTGGCACGCGCACTGATTGTAGGGAATGGCACATTGAGGGACGCGGGTCCCTGTTGGCCTGAGATAACTTCAATTGGCGAAGTGCCAGGCGGGCAACCATTGACCACAAACATGTAGGCATACGCGTTGGCATTGACGGCAATGTTAGGTCCGCCGCTGGCGGGAGTCGTATAAATAGCTAGTTCGTAGGGGGACCCGGTACCGTCCCCCAACGACTCGACCAACGTCCATCCTGTGTTCGAACTTGACGCAGATAGGGTCTGTGTGGACGTGCTAAATACACACGCGACGTAGTAGTCACATGCCTTGACGAGATCGCAGTTTGTTGACGCGGGTCCGTTGATTCCAGCGCTGTTTGTTACTCCCGGACCGTTCTTGATTACCACACCCGCTCCCGCCGGACGCAGCAGAATGCCGTAGCTCATGTTGTAGCTAGGTACTGGGCTCACGGAGTATGCGGGCGTGGTTGATCCAGGTGCGGGAGCGGGCACGTCTGCGACGAGAACATTCTGGCTGTATGGAGTTCGGGCCGTCATGCCGGTAGGCGCAGCACCGCTGGCGTAGGTATAACTGTAGATCCCGACTCCAAAGAGGCCAACGATGAAGGCACCTGGGAGGTATGACGACGTCATTGCGATGCTGTCGTTGGTCGGAGCCTGACCTGACATCCCCAGGATAGGAACAAGCGGGTCAGTGCCGCTGTAGGCAACGACGACACCCTGTGTCGTGAGATTGCCCGAAGTGGCGATACCCGACCAGGTATAGCTGGCGGGCTCCGTAGCCGTGGCTACTCGAAAATAGACTGCTGAATAGAAGTCCGATTGATAGCTATTGAGAAGTGTCCAGCCGCTGGGAATGTTCGCAGGGAGTGTGTAAAGGCTCCCGAAGACAGCCAGCATCACATCCCCAGCTTGAACTCCAGCAGGAGTTGCGACTGTGATGGATGCGCTGGATGTGACGCTCGCAACGGCCCCAGCGGCCCGGAAGGCAATAGCCAAGATAGACCCCTACCGGGTTTAGGTCAGGGACAGGTTGGAAGAGTCAACCTGGTAGGTACCCTGGCCACCGTAGGTCTCAGAGGTCACCGAGAAGGAGCCATAGAAGGTTCCCCCCGAAGCAGCGGACCAGAGACCGACGTACGCCACAGTCGTAGACGCCGGGACGTTGTGCGTGGTGCCAACAGTGAGGGCACGCGTAGATGTCGTCGAGGTGGCGAGGGCACCAGCCTGGCGCGAGTATGCGGGAGCGCCACCAGCGATTTCAGCAGCACCGGTATCGCCGGGGTCAGACGAGTGAAGGCTGACGTACGGAGCGCCAGGAAGAGCATTTAGCATGGTGTTTTTGCCGGTAGTGCTGAACCCTGCCATCGTTCTAGTGCTCTCTTCCTGACGCGGTTGTCCTAAGAAGAAAGTCTGCAGGAGATGAGTGGCTGATTCTGGGCTAAGTCCAACCAATGAAAGAAGGGCGCAGTCCGAAGACCACGCCCTTCTACTCGTTCACTAGCTACGCGGGGATAGTCGGCCCCGTGTAGACAGCCCATCCGTCACTGACGCCGGTAGCAGTTGGGCCAGTGTCGCCGTTGAAGTTGTACAGCGCCCGACCATCGGCGCCCTTCACAGAAGCGGTCGGCCACGCAGCCGTGTCGAAAGCAGCACCATTGGTGTGTTCGTAAAGCGGCTTGCTGACCGGCTCAGCAGCCGGGGTAACCGGAGATGCCGGAGTAGCAGGAGCCGTCACTGACGCTGACGGATCCGTAGGCACCGCCGGGGCAGTCGCTGGCGCCTCAGCAGGAGCAGTTGGAGCCGGTTCGGCCACTGCAGCAAGAGTGGCAGGAGTAGCCGGAGTCGCAGGCAGAGCGTCCGACAGGGCCTTCACCTGAGCCTTGAGGCTATCTGCCAGTGCGACCAGCGCCGGATCCGGGCTGGAACTTGCATCCAGCTTCGACTGCAGATCCGACACGGTGGTGTGTAGGTCGGCAATGGCTTTGTCTTGAGCCGCCTCGTTGGCAGCCGTACGCGAAACTACGTCCGCGAGTTCGGTCTCGGTTGCGGTCAGTTCATCGTTCAGTGCAGACACTAACTTCTCCAGTTGATTGAGTCGAACATCTTCGTCATGTCGCCAGGCGCCATGTCCGAAGGCATGATGATGATTCTCTTGGGGTTCGTCTGGCTCGGGATCTCCCACGGTCAGAAGTGGACCGTGTGAGCAACGGTGGCGAACTGCACGATCAGGCCAGCAGCGAGTGCCGCCAACGAGAAACCGATGTGATTGCGCACCGTATAGAGACAGCCGAGGACGAGGGCGACCAGTAGAAGCAAGAGAGCAAGGATGTTCATGGACTACCTATTCCCTATCTGGCCGAGTTCAAACCTATTTACGCCCGGTCGTAAAGTAGACCGCGCTCCTTCAGAACGAAGGCAACATTCTCGGGGACCCGATACTTGCCTCCCTGCTTGAAGGTGTAGGTGTTGATGCCTTCGTGACTAGCGATGGTCGCGTCGTTGACATCTTCAGCCAAGCGAACCTCGACATGCTTGCCCTCATCCGGGTCGTCGCTAAGCACCTCGACGGTGTCAATAACAACAGGAACGGAGGCATTCTTCCCAGTAACGTCAATGGTCTGGGTCTCAAGCTCCTCGCGTTCAATCTGCCGCGAGAGCGTGACCTCGTCCTGGCGTTCGACGTTGTCTTTGGCAAACCGCTTGTCTTGCTCAGCCTTGAGCTTCCCAGTGAAGTCTCCGGCCTTGGGAGTGCTAACAGCCACAGTGATCTAACCCTTCTAGGTTCTACGGGAGTGGTGACTAATACCTTGGCTCATGTCAGCGACGAAGTCAGGGTGAAGTCAGGACATGCAGAAGGGGCGCCCCGCAGGACGCCCCTTCCTTATTACTCGTTCCCTAGTTCGTGGAGACGCGCGCCACGGCCTGGTCGGTAATGAGGCCAAAGCCCCAGATGCTGTACCAGGCAAGCGAATGTTCACGTCCGAAGTCCTGGATACCGCCGTCGCGAAGCTCCACCGGCAGTGAGATTGCGTGGCCGAAGGCGTTGTCGCCGACGAACAGCGCGTCGTACCGGTCGAAGCTACCGTTGCCGGTGTAGGTGCCGTCACCATTGCTGGTGTCAGCGCTATACCCGGCGCCGGAGCCATTGGCGACCTTCTTGACCTGAGTCGTCTCAATGAAGACGCAGTCGTACAGACGCCCGATCTCACCCAGCATGAAGTTACCCGGAGCGGCGTACTTCGTGACCTCGATGAACTCCGGGGTATCACGCAGTCGACGACTCTGGTGCGGGTGGACAAAGGAGACGTACGTGTCACCAAGGCGGGGGACGTTCTTGGTGGCGAGACCCTCTACGGCATCCTTGACGGAGCCAGTGGTCAGGTAGTTGTTGCCAGCCAGGCTAAGCCGACTCGTACCCGGAGTACCCAGGTCGTAGGGGCTGACAGCCGTACGAGCGCCACCCTGCGCGTAGCCGTAGGTCTCGGACGTCGCCGTGTACAGCGTGTCGCGAGCCTGACCGTCCAGGTACAGCGCCATGTTGCGGCCCAGGAGCCGCGCGGCCGAGGCCATGACGTCGTCGTAGGAAGCGTTCAGCAGAAGCTCGGAGACCGCGATCGCGTAACCCTGCTCCGCCACCGTGATCTGGTACTGACTCGCGGTGAGCGCGTGGGTCTGCAGGCGCTGACCCTCGGTCAACTGCGAAGCAGCGCCGAGGTTGTTGTACCGGAGGAAGTTGATCTGGAGACCCGGCATGACGCCAAGCTCCGTCTTCTTCACGGCAAACTGCTCGAACCTAAGGATCGGCATTGCCTGGAACAGAATTTCTTTCGACCAAACGGTCTGAATCGCCTGAGTCAGGTTGTAGTTCGCACCTGAATAGACAGTCGGGCTGGCAGCCAGATTACCGGTGCCGGTGATCGCGTTAGCGATGATTACCACTTCCTTTGGAAGAGTGTGCTCGACACTCGGGGTTTGGCTGTCAGGGAATAGCGTGGTGGATCAAGGAGAAAGTCGCAGCCTTAACGTCTACGAATTATCCAAAGAGGCCGCGATTTACCGGTCCTCCAGTAACGCCGAACTGACCCCGATACTTCGCGTAATCGCTCATCGACATGCCCCTAACATCGGGGGCCTGCAACTGCTCGTTCGCCGACTGGTTCTCCATTGGTCCGACCGGAGGTGCGGTGACCCGAACACCCGGCTGAGACTGCCGCTGCTGTGCGAGCACAGAAGCTGTGTTTTCAAGAATGGACTTACTCTTAGCGGCGAGTCTCGCGATACTTGCGTCGATCTCAGCCTGGGTGTTACCGGTTACGTCATCCAGGAGTTCCGGCAGGATGTCGTCTTCGGCCTGGCGAACCGCCTGGGACTTATAGGACTCCAGCGCAGACCACTCGCGCTCCTTTTCCAGGAGGGCAAAAGCCTTCTCTCGCTCAAGCCGCTCGGAGTGCAACTGCTCTGTCCACTCCCGTTCCTTCTTCTCCAGGAGTGAGCGAAGGTCCATCTCGGACTCGGCTTTGAGTCGGGCAGCCTCTTCGGCGTCGTGAACTGCCGACTGCTCGATTTCCCGGCGGGCGTCAGATTCCTGTTGGAAGACGCGCAACTGTTCTTGCAGTTCCTCAAGGCGCCCGTAGACCTTGTTCTTCTCTTCCCTGCGAACGCGCTCGATGTCATCGACGGAGAAGGTGCGGTCCGGGTCGTTCGTGCTGGTGCGAGGAGCAACAGGCTCCTGGGTCGCAGTGTGAATCGACGGCACCTGAGCCGCCGGAGTAACTCCAGACATCACGCCCTGCGGGCTACTGATGGTGGTTTCTGTCGCGGTGACAGTCATAAATAATCCCCTACTAAACACGGGGTCGTTTTCCGATTGCGGGCTAGCCGCGTGCCACGTCTTGACCTAAATTGGTTGACATACCTAACGTAAGGACCGTTCTGGCTGGAGTCCTACTAAACTTGCCGCTTACCGATGTGATGCTCGTGCAGTTCCGTGACCATCTGATGAAGACGATCGACCTTGTGGAAATGCTTGAGCAGGAAGCGACGACCGATGATGGTCACCGTCGTGAAGGTGAGTGCGGATGCGGTGATGTTCTGACCGACACCGTTATTGATGAAGAAGTTCCAGACCTCAGTCACCGTCGTTCTCGCCCGCCACATCTCGCTCGACACTGCGCTTCAGCGGCAGCTTCGTGCCGTATGCCATCGTCACCAGATCGCTACGCAGGTTCTGTTCGGCACCGGCCTCAAGGACAGCCGTCAAGTCGGCCACCGGCTCCGGCATCTGCGGCTGCGCCTGCTGAGTGACACTGCCGTCAGCGCCAGTTACCTCATCCTGCATCGGAGGCATCTCGGCCCCATCCGAGCCAGGCATCATGCCCGTCAGGTCGAGGATCTCCTTGGCGATCGAGGTCTGCAGCAACTGCATGGCGCCGTCGATCTTGGCGTCTTCGATGAGTTCGCTGCGGATCTCTTCGAGCTTCTCGTCAGGGAAGGCCTCGCCGAGGACGCGGAGTGCTCCGCGACGGGACTCCAGCTTCAGGCCCATCAGCATCTGGATCTCGTTCAGGACGATGAGGCGGTCGATAGGCAGCGGTGGCGGGAAGTGTGCGTACGACTGGTAGCTGATCGGATCCGTAGGATCCAGGATCGGTGCCTGGTCGGGACCTAGTGGTCCGTCCAGATCCGGATTCCAGGCAAGAGTCTCCGGCTCCTTCATGAAGAGCAGTAGGAGCGCGTACTCGTTGATCTTCTCCAGCAGCGGGCCGTACTGCGCAACCTTGGCGTGCCACTGCTGCATGAGGGGCTGGAACTGGATAGACAGCGCGACCCCGGAGGTATTGCTGATGGGCTGCATCTGGCCAAGCGCAGACTCCGGGACGCCCGTCATCTCGTGCATGGCGACCTTGAGAACCTGCATGTACTGGACGATGCCCTCGACTCCACCGCCGAGTTCGAGGTTCTTTACGTCAGCCCCGGCATTGGGGATGGCCCAGACCTTCTTGGCGCCCTTTTCCAGGTTCGCTGCCTTGGCGCCTAGAACAACGGTGATCGGCGCGGCGTGGTAGTTGATGATGTCGACAGCCTCAGTCGCCACCTCGTTGTAGGTGCGGTTAAGGGAGACGATGTCGTGGCAGTCGGCCAGGCCCCACGGTGACCCAGAAACCAATCGGTTCGGGCAATACGCGATCGGAATGACACCCATCGGGTTCGGCCGCTCGGAGATCAACTGATCGTTGATGTACTCCTCGATGTTGGTGTCGGTGAGGATCTCGGTGTAGGTAAATACCTGGCGAGCCCCATCCGGGGAAGTACCCCAGAAGCGATATTTGATCTTGACGCGGAGGAAGCGTCCACGGTCGTGGGGGTGAAATTCGGGGAAGACGTGTGCGCTGTTGATTGGCAGGATCCGAACCCGGCCTGGGTGCCTGCGACCAGCGGAGTCGACGAAGGCGTCTTCGTAAGCGACCTTGACGAAGGTGTCGCCAGACACTGCCCCCATCTGGCCCAGCTCTTGGAGCACGTGACGCTTGTCGTTGTCGACCTCCCAGATCCGCTTCAGACGGGAGGGGGCAATGGCTTCGGTCTCTTTGGGAGTCCTGAAGTCGACGCCTCGACCGAACGTGAAGGTCTGGATGTAGTCGGTGAAGGCGCGGAAGTAGTTGAAGGTGAGCTGGCTCTCCCCCGCCTCACGCTGGTAGGCGTAGTGCCGACCCAGATAGAACGCCCAGTTGATGGCGTACCGGGACAGTCGAGGCCCATGGACTTCAGCTATTCAAACTCCTCATCACTAAGCTCGATTAGGCCTAGGGGGCTAACGGACATAGTGAGGTTGGATCCGAGTCCATTGGATCCAAAGGGTGAGAAGTCTGCGGTCATGGCATCACCCCCTCAAGATCAAGGGCGCAAAGCCCGCACAGCAGACGCAACTTCCAGCCGCATGGCCTCGCTGAAGGGCCACCTGGCGTTCTTCCGGCAATTGCACGGACCGCAGGCCGGTCGGAGATTAGCGACACTGTGATCTCCGCCAGCCTTGATCGGCTGGTAGTGATCCCATGTGAGTTCCTTCTCCGTTAAAGTGATGCCACAGATCCAACACTTGCTGTTGTAAGCATCTAGTACTTCCCTCAGATCATCCTGGGAAACGGCTTCTGTTTTTGAACCGGATAGAAGGGCTCGTCGCCGCATCTCTGAACGACGGGCCACATCCCGGCGGTACTGGACAAACTCGGGGTCCGTGACGAGCCTCTTCTGCACGCGCGCTAGGCGTGTCTCGGCATGGCGCAGATGACTCTCGCGTAGCTTCTGCTTGGACCACTCCGGGTGGGCCAGGTGGTATTCCCGTGTCTTCGCAATCTTGCTCGCCGGATCTGCGGCGTAGATTTCGCGGGCGCGCTTGTTTCGCTGCTCGCGTATCTGATCGTCGTATGCCTTTACACAGGACCGGCAATGTCGCCTAAGGCCGTCAGTCATACTCTTATCCCGGTGAAACTCTGACGTTTCTCGTGAGACAGAGCACTTGCCGCAGAACTTGATTCCTTCCTGCCCTATCTCCACGACGGGAATAACCAAAGTGCGCGAATAGATGTTCCCTACAACGACAAGAGCCCCCACGAATGGAGGCTCTTGCGTGACATCT